AAGAATAGAAGGAATGCAACCCTTAATTTAAAAATAAGACTTTTTATTTTAAAGAGAAGGAGGTACTTAAATGACTTGCACTATTTGTAATCATCCACAAGTAAATGAAATCAATAATGAACTGCTATGTAGAAAATGGGGAGCTGAAGGGTATTCGCTCGAAGAGATAGCTCACAGATACGATGTGAAAGTACGTGATTTACAGATACACGCCCTTATGCACGTTCCCGTAGAACAGTGTAGTGCTGATGCACAGTCAATTGCTCAAAAGATAAATATGTCTGAGGCAGACATTTTAAGACAGACCTCCAACAATTATTATATTACACTTTGCACCATAGGTGATAAAATAAATCAGATGCTTCGTACCGATGAAAGCTTGAGAGGTATAACCAAACCTCTTGTTGATTTGTACTTAGGTGCAGGTGCTGAAATCAGAAATGCAACTGAATGTCTTGTGAAGATGAATCAGGCAATTAACGGCGAAAATAATTCAGGTCTTACAGCTTTAGCTTCTCTCGTAAATACTATCAGAGGTTCCGAGTCTAATAAATCGGAAGATGAAAGTTGATTAACTGGAAACCATTTAGTCCTAAAGCTTTAGATTTTCTTCACAACTCAAATGCACGATTAAATATATGTGATGGCTCCGTTCGTTCATCTAAAACAGTTACGTGTACAGTAAGGTGGTTAACCTATATTCTCGATGGGCCTCCTGGGGATTTGGTTATGTGTGGTAAGACCATAGCCACCTTACAGCGTAACGTTTTGAATGACTTATTTGATATATTAGGTGATGCCAATATTAAATGGACTAATCGTCAGCAAGGTGAATTAAGAATTTTGCATCGACGTGTTTATTGCGTAGGTGCAAATAACGAAGATTCAGAATCGAAAATTCGAGGAGCAACTTTTGCAGGGGCTTTGTGTGATGAAGCAAATCTTTATCCTGAATCTTTCTTTTCACAGTTGATGGCTCGTCTATCTGTTGCAGGTGCTAAGTGCTTTTGCAACTGCAACCCAGATTCACCTTATCATTGGTTTTATGTGAACTATATTACCAATGATAGAATATTAAATAAGAAGCGTTGGCGCTTCAATATGGACGATAACCTTTCGCTTGACCCTGAATACAAAGAGTCATTAAAACAAATGTATACAGGTGTGTTCTATCGAAGAATGATAGAGGGCGAATGGTGTGCAGCTGATGGTCTTATATATGATATGTTCAATCCTGATTTCAATTGTAAATATTTTAATTTGGAAGATCCTCAATATAAGCCTGTAAGATATTACATTGGTTGTGACTATGGTACATCAACTGTAATGTCTTGGTCAGCAATAGCTGTTTTGCCTCGTGTAGGTTTTTACAAGTGCAAAGAATATTATTACAATGCACAGGAAAAACGTACACAGAAGACAGATGGTCAATTTGCTGATGAATTTGATACCTTTATTCAATCTTTACCTTTTGGTAAATCTACACATAAAACAATCTTTTGTGACCCTTCTGCATCATCGTGGAAGGCTGAATTACGTAAGAGAGGATATATCGTAAGTGACGCAGATAATGATGTCATAAACGGTATAAGATGCGTAGGTGGATTGATTGCCCAATGTAAATACTTTATTGACCCATCTTGTGTAAATACTATAAAAGAGTATGAATCCTATCAATGGGATGCGAAAGCACAAAACTTAGGTCAAGATAAACCTTTAAAGATTCACGACCATGCTTGTGATAGTGACAGATACGCTTTGTATACATCACAAAAATTTGTAACGTCAGGGGTGTATTAAATGCTTTACAATTTAGATTGGCTTAAAGAAGGTAAACCATTTCCGCCTCTGTGTGAAAAGCCGCGCCTTCATAAGTATCTCGATAATGAAATAATATTTGCAAATGACTGTTGGGCATTAAACAATGATGTATTCAATCAGGCGGCTGCGCGTATTACCAGAGTTATAGGGAACTTTGAGAGTTATATAAGTTTTCCTGTTTTATTTAATTTTCAACGTCTTCTCTCATTAAAGACAGCTGATTTAGTTGCAGGTGAATATCCTACAATTACGTCAGGTACTGAAGAAGGCAATGAAATAATAAATGAAATAAGAAGCTTTACAGACTTCGATAATATACTTTATTCAACCGTAATAGACCTGAGTCGTTTCGGAGATGCTATTTGGAGAAAGTATAAATCAGAAGACGAAGGAAAATACACTTTCTGTAGTTGGACACCTATGGAATGGTTTCCGATTGTTTCTCAAGATGGTACCTATCAGGAAATAAAACAAGTACTTGCTTGGCCTGCGATAATAGGTCCTGAAGAGAATCGAAATTATGAACTGCACGTGCAAGTACACGAGAAAGGTTTTTACACCTTCTATCGATTCCGTCTTGAAGCTCCAAGTATAGCACGTAGAGCTTTAATAGATGGAAGCGCTACAATAGGTACACTTCTGGAACGTAAAGTCGTACGTACAGGGTTAAAAGAAAATGCAGTAGTTCATCTTAAACCTTATCGTGTAACAGGTACCATTTATGGTGATGATGATTATACTCCTATAACATCAATTGTAACCGAGTTAATGGTGCGTGTCTCACAGATAAGTAATATACTTGATAAGCACGCAGACCCTGCTCTTACAGGTCCAGCATCAATGCTTAAAACGGACCCTGATACAGGAGAACTGTATTTTGAAAAAGGTAAGTTTTATGCTATACAGGGAGAAGAGAGTCCTCCACAATATATCACTTGGAATGGACAACTTGATTCAGCATTTAAAGAGTGCGAGCTTTTAATAAATCAGTTGTATATACTAAGTGAAATGGGAGCGGCACTCTTAGGTGCAAATGACGGTGGTTCACAGGCTGTATCTGGTAACGCATTACGATTGAAGATGGTCAATCCATTAGCAAAAGTAAGGCGTATTTCCAATAATATGACAAAGCCTGTGAAAGAATTATTTGTGAGTCTTTCAACTTCAGGGTTTGAAAAAGCTCTTGAGTTTAAAGATATATCTGTCTCTTGGAAGGATGGGTTACCTAATGACCCGAGAGAGCAGACAGAACTTATTAAACTCTTGACGGGTGAGAGTAAGATAATGCCTTTGCAAGATGCATTGGAAACTTATATGAATCTTTCACCGTCGGAGGCGAGGCGTTGGATCGCCTCTCTGGCCACAATATCGGGAGAGGAGTCCGCCTCAACCAATTCTTCTAACCGAACCAGTTCTGTAGACGAGGAAGAACCTTCAGGTAGTCCTTCGCTTGAAGGAGAGTCTACAGGACCTGGTTCCAAAACAGGAGTCAATCCACGTAAGAAAGGTTCAATTTTAGAACCACATCAAACGGGGACTCAAAATACAAATTCGTCGCGGGATAGACGTTAACTCCCGAGGAGGTTATAGTATGACACTATTGGAAAAACTTCGCGAAAAACTCGGTCCGGAACTTGCAAGTCAAGTTGAGGACGCTGTAGGCGATGACTTTGATTGGGATTTTGTACCTCGTGCAAGGCTCAATAAGGTAATCGGACAGCGGAACACAGCTCAGGCAAAGTTACAGGCATATCTCGATAAGCAGTCGAGTAATGCCGATGACGATGACGACAACGACAACATTCCGAACGCAGAGGGCAACAACGGCGACACTGAAACACGCCGGCACAACAAGGCTAATGAAGTAAACATTGACGAACTCAATGCACAGCATCAGAAAGACCTTGCGAATGTTGCGAAGAGGTACGCAGTCCTCGATTTAATACGTGCGAAGGGTGCACTGGACCCGAAACTTGTATTAGGTCAGTTAGACCTGGATAAGATGAATCTTAAAGAAGATGATACTCTTGAAGGTTTCGATGAACAGTTTAATCCCTGGGCGGAATCACATGGTTATATGTTTCAAACAGAGTCCAGTAACAACTCGAGTAACGGAATCGAGTCAGGAACCGGTAAAAACGCTGCGGGAGACAATTCGACTGATGTTGATCCGTTTGATGCAGTCATTGCATCCATTAAGTAAAAGAAAAAAAAAAGAAAGAGAAAGGTGATTAAGAATGGCAACTAACAATCAGAATTTGCCTGTAAGGATTTACGCTCCTCAGTATATAAGAATGCTGGAAGCCGTATTCGGTGTAAAGAAAGCTTTTGCAGGAGCTCTTGCACCGCTTCAGACCAGAGATGGCGTTTCGTTTAACGCTAAAGCGTTCTCTGTAAAAACCTGCAACACTCCTGTAACTGTTGGTACCTACAACACTGCAGGAAACGTACAGTTCGGTACTGGTACCGGAAGTGGTTCTCGTTTCGGTAATCGTGTAGAGATTATATATACGGATACAGATGTACCGTATGATTATACTCTTGCGATTCACGAAGGTATTGACCGCTTCACCGTAAACAACGGTTTGGACGCTGCGGTTGCGGACCGTCTGAGACTTCATACTGAAGCCGAGACCAGAACGATGAACACCAAGCACGGTGCTTTTATGTCTACGAACGCAGGTAAGACCGAGACTCTTGCTTCGTATACAGATGCAACTATCCTTGCACTGTTCGACCAGATGTCTTCGTATTACACCAACCTTGAAGTTACTGTTCCGGTAACTGCATACGTAGTACCTGACCTCTTCAATGCAATCGTTAACCAGGCTCTTGCGACCACAGCTAAAGGCTCTACCGTAAACATTGATAGGAACACCATCAATGATTTCAAGGGCTTCAAGATTGTAAAAGAGCCTGAGAAGTACTTCAGTGTAAATACTACGGGCAAGACCAAAGACATCGCATACTTTGCAGCTGACGGCATATTGCTTCCGTTCGTAGGTGTAACCACTGCGCGTACGATTGAAGCCGAAGAGTTCGACGGCGTTGCACTTCAGGTAGCTGCACGCGGAGGCACATTCATTCTTGACGACAATAAAGCCGCGCTCGGCAAGGTAACAATGTCTACCGAATAATTTATCGTCAATAACCTTAAGGAGGAATAGAGATGCAATTCGTTAATACAGGAGATACATTGGGTGCCGTACTCGTAGTTGGTACAAATAGTTACGTAACAAATGAAGAGGCCTCCATATATGTAAAGACCTATTATCCGTCAGGGCATCCTATGTACTCCTTATGGTTTAGCTTATCTGAAGAAGACCAGAACATTGCCTTATTAAAAAGCACTCTTAATCTTGAGCAGCTTAGTTACGCAGGGGTCAAGACGTCCACTGACCAAGTATTGAGCTTCCCGCGATACACAAAGTTAGGACAACGTACAACTCCCATTGTACCTCCTGAAATTAAAGCTGCTCAAGTTGAGAATGCCTTGTATATAAGCGACCCCGATAGTTATTCGAAAGAAGCTATCGAGGATGAAGCTTTTTATAGAAACCTTAGGAGCTGGGGGATTACCAATTATAGTATTGGTAATGTGTCTGAGACATTAGGTGCCGGAAATACTAACGCATCAGCTGGCGCCGCTGTATCCGGAGGAATAAATGCCTCTTCGTTATTGCCCTCGCCCTTTGCTCAATCTCTTATAGCTAAATTCCTTGTGAAGGGAGCGTCAATAAGGTGAGAGTCGATAAGTTCTTATCAATGGAGATTACCCTTAAAAGTAGCTCCGCAAACTCAGATGAATATGGGCAACCTATGTACGCGCCTGCGCGTACAGTCAAAGGTCTTATTCAAGACAAGTCTCAGGTTGTACAGAATTCATACGGGGAATACATTACAGTTACTACATCTGTATTTACAAATGTACCTGTAAAGGAACACGATTTGATAAATGATAGAATGGTAGAGGCTGTATTAGTTATGAGAGATGTAAGAGGACGTATTCAAGGATATGAGGCGACGTTAAAATGAGAGGTACACGTACTTCAAAATTTACTGGTCTTACGGAAGCAATAGATAAGCTCAATAATTTACAACAAGAAACGCCTCAAATAATCGAAGATGAATTTAAAACATTAGGACGAGCTATTATGAATCGAGCACGTTCTTTGGCACCTGAAGAAACAGGTGCTTTAAAGAAAGGTATACGATATATAAATGCTAAAACGCGTTTAACTGTATATGTACACGCTTATAATAAGCGTACAGGATATGATTATTCTATTATACAGCATAACAATCCTAATTATCATCATTCAATTGGTGAGTATCAATTCTTGAAAAAAGCAGTTGATATTGAAACGCAGAATTACAAACGACGAATTGCAAGGAGAGTGAAGAATCTTGTCTGATATACTTACAATAGTTAGAACGATGATTTTAAGCAATCCTGCAATACAGTGTGATGTAAAGTACGGTTTCCTCGCAGCCAAACCTGATGATATGATTTCAGTTCGATTTATTGAAGGAGACGATTCAGTTAAATTTTTTAATTCAAACAACGGGGAAACATCCCCGGGTATTTACAAGCCCCGCATACGTATAACCACTCGTTCAAAAGATTATGCTAAAGCTTATCAGTGGGCTGATGCAATTCGAAAAATGTTTCAGCCTAAAATTGATAATCAGACAGCACTGTTTTTAGACGGAGATATTTACGATGCGGGATATGATGAAGATAACAGAAAAGAATTTGAACTTACGTTCAGGTCTTTGATTGTATCTTAAAGAAAAAATATAAGGAGTGATTTATAATGGCTGAAACCCCTATGACTGGTTTAACTGCTTCTGTAAAAATCGGTGAAGCTGCGACAGCTAAAGTTGTAGCTTACATCTCGGGTGTTAACCTTGATGTATCCAAAGAGATAATCGAAATACTTTCTTTCGGTAAGCAGTACAAAGAAAAAGTTCCGGCGATAAAAGACTGGAGCGGTTCTGTAGATGGTACTGTAGCGTTTACACAGGATGGTACACAATATGAGCTTATCAAAGCTTTTGACAGTGGCGATGCTGTTACGTTAGGTATATATCTTACAGACAATTGCTACTTTACCGGTAAGGCTCTTATATCCGATTATTCAATCGATACTGCACCCGATGACAAGGTTAACCTGTCCTGTAATTTCGCAGGCACAGATGCCGTAACACTTTCGTTCGGCGGCTAAATAACAAATAAATGGAGGACACAACAATGGAAATAAAAATTAACTACGCAGGTGCGGAATATCCGCTCGCAACAACTTTAAGAGTTGCTTATGCAATTCAGGGGAAGTTTAACCATAAACCTTATGCTCAGATATTTCAGGAGCTTGATACTTTGGGAATAGATGGGCAACTTAAGCTTCTCTACACGGCTTTTAATCTCGCTAATCCTAATGTGGCTACAGAAGCAGAATTTATCAATTACCACCTGGATCATGGAAACCTCTCCGAAATCAATGTGCTGATTGCCAAGCTTCTGGAAGGTATAACTTTCAACGGGCTTTCGCCTGAAGAGGTTGCTCGGAGAAAAAACGAGATAATGGCGATGCAGACCCAGGTATAGACGTAAGTTCTTCAGAACCTACGTGGTATGACATCTTTCGTTTAGGAGCCAAAGTTGGTTTGGCTCCTAACGATGTACTCGATTTAGAGTACTGGCAATTTTTAGCTTGTTGCGAAGGATATAATGACAGGCTTACAGATTTAACTCCTCTATCTGTTCTTAATGGATATTGGAGTGCATATTATAACAACACAAAGCACCCACGTAAGCCCACGCAGATAATCCAAAAGATGAATGCATCGTCAGAGAAAACAAATATTTCAAAGAAAGCTGAACCTGATGTTGAAAGGTTCAAGCGTCTTGAAAAGAAACGTTTAGAATACGAACAAAAGCAACAAGAGGTGAATTTACTTGGCGGAGGAAATAAGATATAATTTTACAGGTGATGCGTCCGACTTACAAGCCGCAGCACAAAAGGCGAAGGAAGCACTACAGGATGTTGCTAATGCCGAGAAGCAAGTAGATACATCCGCTAACTTCGATAAGCAAGCAAGCTCTATACAATCTCTCTCAAATTATTATAATATCTTAAAGAATTCAGTTAACGCTTATAGTCAAGCCCTTTCGATGAATTCTTCTTACACGTCACAATTCGTCTCTTCTCTTCAGTCAGCGCAGTCGACAATTGCAGGTTTCCTACCTGCGGTATCTTCTGCGCTGGGCAACCTTAACGTGACGTTCGAAGGACTCACACAAGGAATGATGTACCAACGAATGAGTACACAGCAGTTAGCACAGGCTTATGTTTCTCTACCTACGAGTATTGCAGGCCTTATACCTGCATCTACAAGTGCTGTAACTGCTTTATCTACCCTTTCGAAGACAACTAATGATGTAAAAAATTCGGTTGATTTTACTCAATCTTCATTAAATAGATTTGATAGTGCCTTATCTATGAATTCGGCTTATACGAATCAAGTAGTTAAGGCATTTCAAAAAGGTGAAGGAGAGCTTGTTAAATTACAGCAAGCTTATATGAAAGCTCAAAACGCTGCAAAGGCACATAATAATACGTCGAAGCAAACAGTGCAAACCACAAATAAAGCGACGATGGGATTTAATAACCTAAAGAGTTCTCTTTCTTCCTTACCTGGTCAAATGAGTGTAGTAGGTGCGAGTACTTCAAAGCTTTTTAGTAAGCTTATGCAACTTGTATCATTACGTGAAATATTTGGCCTGTTTAAAAAGCTTATAAATTACTCAAATGACTATATAGAGTCAATGAACCTATTTGTAGTTTCATCTACAGGCTATTATGAAAGTATGAAAGCTAATGCAGATATACTTTCATTTTATGCAGGTGTAACACAAACTACAATAGCTAATGCGGCAGGACAGTTTAAATTACTTGCAACTGAAATGGGCGTCTCAAGTGACAAGGCTGCCAAGATGAGTAATAGTCTTGTAAATCTCGCAGTGGATATGTCTTCATTATTCAATAGAGATTTTGAAGACGTTACGGTTGATTTGGAATCAGGTCTTCAGGGTATGACTCGAGCTGTACGTAAGTACGGTATTGATTTAACTGAAGCAGGTATTGCTGAAACTGCGGCTCAGTTAGGCATTCAGAAAAAGACAGCCGCAATGTCACAAGCCGAGAAGATGCAGATAAGATACATACGTATCTTACAGCAAACAAATCTTGCCCAAACAGACTTCGCAAGAACCATTCAAACTCCTGCGAACATGTTGAAAATCCTTAAAAACCAAATCAAGGAAACCGCTGTGACACTGGGCAACCTTTTCTACCCGATTTTAAATACAGTACTTCCCGCACTGATTAAGTTTACATTGGTAATACAAAATATTGCTAAGTATCTTGCTAAGTTATTTGGTATTGACACAACTAAAAAACTTATAGACCCTTCAGAGTCTAAGGATTTGGAAAAGTCTACAGCCGCAGCAGCATCTAATATGGATGATGCCGCATCGAGTTCTAAAAAGATGAAACAACAGCTTCAAGGATTCGACGAGCTAAATAATCTTACGACATCAACATCATCTGGAGCGGGAGCAGGAGATACTGGTACGGGTGGACCAATATCTATTGATATACCCTCTTATGACAACTTGTTATCATTATCAAATTTCTTGCCCAATTTACGAAAGCAAGCTGCAGATATAACTAATAAGTTCAAAGAGTGGTTTGAACCTATAAAAAAAGCTGCATCTGTACTTAAGGGACCTTTTAAAACTGCACAGTCGGCAGTAGCGCAAATGTTTAGTGATATAGGGGCAAAGGTAGCTACCTTCATTCAACAGTTTACAATCGACCACGGAATACCTTTTATTGATAGTTTACTTCAGACTGTAACAATTTTAGCACCCGCAATATCTGAAATGACAGGATATTTATTGGATTACTGGAAAGGATTGTTCGGACCTGTTCTTGATTTAGTAAGTGCTTTGTTACCTGTATTTGCTAAATTACTTGCAAATATACTTCCGCCAGTGATGAAAATGACAGCAAATATAGGTTCACTTGTAGGTGAAATAATAAGTTTGCTTGGGCCTATATTAGTTCCTATACTTGATATGCTTACACCTATACTTACGATGATAATCAATAGTTTGTCTTTTACAATTAGTATATTGACAAAAATCTTAAGTATAGGCATTAAAGTAATTAAAGTATTGTTATCTCCTATCATAGTACTTATACAGGTACTTAGTTCTGTATTTACTCAATTAGGCGGAGTGGTAAATAAAGTATTTAGTGCGATGTATAATAAGATTGAATGGCTATATGATAAGATAGCTGGATTCTCGGTAGGTATTATAAATGCTGTAAGCAAGGTATTAAATAAAGTCATAGGCGGAATTGAATGGCTTATAAATAAAGCACTTTCATTATTCAATCCGTTAATCAAAGGTCTGAATAAAATACCTGGGGTGAATATACCTGAATTGAGAGTAACAATACCTAAGATACCGATGTATGAATTCGGTGGCTTCCCTGAAGATGGTTTATTCTTTGCAAATCATAATGAACTTGTAGGTCAGTTCTCTAACGGTTCAAACGCAGTTGTAAATAATGAACAAATCATTGCAGGTATTGAAGGTGGCGTTGAACGTGGAATGACTAAAGCATTAGGTCGCAACGGAACGTCGCGAGATGTTGCCCAGGCTAATATTTATATCGATGGGGATTTGTTATTCCGCAAGATGATTGAATATAACAACTCATACAAACGTAGAACGGGTAAGAGTGCATTCGCTTAATAGGAGGAGGTAAGAAACAATGTATCAAGGATATTTAGTTAAGATAGGAAATATAAAGCTTGATTATAAGTATATCCAATATGATTCCTATACGGTAACACCTAATCAAAGACAGGACCTTGATTCCTTTAGAGATAACAATGGATACTTACATCGTACAGTGTTACCTCACACAGCAACGAAGATTGATTTCGAAACTCCTCCAATGCCCGAGAGCACGAAAATGTCTTTATTCTCAATGCTCAATAGTCATTACGCAAACACACTTGAGCGGAAGCTTGAAATTGAATATTACAGTCCTGATACTTCAGAGTACAAAACGGCTACAGTATATATGCCAGATGTAGATTTCAAGCTCCGCACCGTTGATGACCAGGGGCAACTTTGGTACGATTCGATACGAATTGCTTTCATTGAATATTAAAATATAACTCGAGGTGATATAAATGGTTAATGCTCCAGCATGGGTTACAGAAGCGCTGTATCAAGATGGGTATACTATCGATACAGAATTATTTGTATACAGTGATACTGCTGACCCAGAAAATAAATATAGATATCCTCGAATTTATACTTTTAATAATTCTTCAATTGTAGCAGATAGTTACTCGATGACAGAGGTGTGCAATGGTAACAGCGAAGTAGAGTTAGGAGTTTTAAATACTAAAACACTTAACTTAACTTGTAGATATCCGGGACGTTCATTTAAGTATATGTTCGTTAAAGTTAAACAGACTTTAACAAATCCTGAGGACGATACGGAAACGTATTCAGTATATCCTATAACAGGTTATATCTCAACAGAGCAGATTGATAATAACGAATTTACTGTACAGTATACAATCGTAGATATGGTTACATATGCGATAAACCAGGATGTAAAACCTTCGCTTGCAAATATGAATTATGCAATCCCTGTATTGCAAATGTGGCAATCAGTAATAAGTACGGAACATATGTATTGTAATTCAAGTTCTGCACCAGGTAAAGCTTGGAGAATGAATACAAGTACTTTTCCTAATTTAGGACAGAGTATAAATATTCCTAATTTACTTGCGGCTGTAGGAGCAATCTGGAAGCTTTCAGATTTTTTAAAACATTTCGGAGAGACTATTGGCTGTAATTACAGAATGTCAAAAAGGACGACAAGTGCATATTATCCTGACGAGTTTATATATCCAGAAGCTGAATCTTTTATTGAATGTGTAAAGCCTATATTTAAGTTTCCTGGTGCAGCTACACCTAATTTATTATATCCGAGTTCAACCACATATCCACATGCATCCACATATTTACAATGGGATGCTTTCCCACAAGCTGCACCTATTATAGACATTCCTTGGTATATAAATTCAAGAGCTACGATAGAACACTTTGTAGGCTATCCTCTTTTCCGTGTGTACAAAGGAAATACACTTTTATGGTCTGAAGGTAATTATTACGCGGGACAATCTTATGATGTAAAAGATAATCCTATTGTAAACAACTTACCTGATATAACAAAAATGGAAGGTGTAGCAGTAAGATTACTATATGCAGATTCCTGTACAGGCAATCTTGAATTTGTAATTCCTATAAATGCCGAAGCAGGAGACTTGATTAGATATAAGTTAAAAGGCGATACCGAAATAGTATTGCCCATCAATTCTATATCAACTAAAGGTACTCATACACTTATAGCATCTACAACTTGTACACTTGAATCTACTAAAGGAGGAAGATTATAATGGCATATACTCCATTTTATACCGGAGGCTGGAAAGACTATCCCAATACTACAACACCTATAACAGCCGCTGCGCTCAACCACATAGATGAAGGTATCGCAGCCGCTGCACAAAGCGGTGGAGGCGGCGCAACTTTTATAACAAAGCAAGGTGGCCCAAGAACAAAAAATTATTACATCGAAATATATAAACACGATGTAGCTGGTGCGGCTTCCTTAAGTACCGAATACAAACTTACAGACCCGTATTACTATTATACGATGGAAGGCTGGATGCGAATGCAGATTCTTAATGCTAATGCTTTCGGGATGCACTCGGATAGTGTCTCTGTCAATGCCTTCGATGGTATAGACGGTAAAGACTTTTTCAATCCGGTTACAAACCCCTCAGGTCGTTGGACTTGGGTTCCTGAGATGTGTCTCTTAGGTACCTGCCCTGGAGCTTCTGCATCTTCATTTAGAATCTTTGAGCCTATTTCGTATTTAAACCCTCGTTTTCTGCTTTCGCGTCCCTGGGCAACCCTTGACCCGCAACCTACAGGGACTCTCGCTGGTACTATTACGCTGAACTCAATTGTAATCTCAATTCTTGTTACCGATGATACTCTTAAGTTTACGAATGAAGATATAGATACTTTATCTGTATATTTCAGAATAAAAATTGACCAGGTTAGAAGAGAGAGTATAGGTTAATATACAACGGTGAAATACTTAACAATTAGGGAGGAAATAATATGGCGAATCCAAAACTTGCAACAACTGATTACGTCGACGGTGAAGTAGAACAAAAGCAAGCGTATTTCGCAGATGTAGTTAATAACACAAATACTCACGCGCGTGAGGTAAATTTGACAGATACTACTGGAAACGTGGTAGGACAGATAGTAGTTGTGCCTACTGAAGGTATTAGATACATAAATGTTCTAACTCCTGTAAATGGAACAGAAAGCGTAAACAAGAAATATGTAGATGATATTGTAGGAAATATAGATACTATACTCGGTACAATGGCTAATGACGCTTCTATTTCTCCACAGTCTGAAGGAGGTAGGTAATAATGCCAGTCGCAAACAAGCTACAAGATTTAAAAAATCAGCAAAAGAGATTAGCGGAAGTACTTACATCAAAAGGCATTCCTGCAACAGCAACTGAAAAGTATGATAGTCTCGTCGATAAGGCTGCCCAGCTTGAAGAGCTTCGAGGTGAAGAGCGTACTCTTACTAACATAGTAAGTATGATTAGTGAACCCAAAAGTATTGTTCAGTTGGAATATCCTATTGATAATATAATTGTACCTCCTTATGTAGGAATTACTGTTACATCAGCTGGAGTTACTGCTACTGCAAATAGTGATAATAGTGTTACTTTTCACGGAACTGCAACTGCTAATACTGGATTTAATTTTAAAAATATATCAACATTAAGTGCTGGAATTTACACATTCAGTGTTCAAGTGCCTTCCGGATGTTCTTACACGTTAGGAAAGATTACAAATGTAGGTACAGATGTGACATACGGAAATATAAACGTATCCTCAGATATTACAGGAAGTTACTGGTTACTAAATATTCCATCAGGAACAGTATTAGATAATGTTAAAATAAGACAACCTATATTATATAAAGTGCCTGCACCAAAAACATTAAATGCTAAACTAGGTAGCAAGAACTTAACAACTCCACAGCAAGTATATAAAGGTGCTCTAGAGTATTCAGAGGAACTATTTGAAAATAAAAATTGTGTGAGATTTATAAGTGCAATAACCATTAAGAATTCTCCTAATGCATTTAAACCAAAGACACAATATACGGTTTCATTTGACGTTAAAACAGTCTTACGCAGTGGGCAAACAACTTCTGGCGCAGATGCTGTATTTTGTTTTTTCTATGATGACGGCACCCTCTCAATTATATACAACACATATACACAACCAGACTGGAAGCACAAAGTGTTCACTTCTACCGTAGACAAGACAGTTGTTGCCGTGGGTTTGACCAGCCAAGAGTACCGAAGCTATTCATATGTTGACATTGATAGTTTCCAGCTAGAAGAAAGCTCAACCGCCACCTCTTATACCCCTTATATCACTGATTTTTCAAGTGTTAGGGTTACAGCTTGCGGTAAGAACTTGCTTAAAAATCCAAATGTTCACGCTTATAATTACCGTGCAGACTATAAAAAATATAATAGCGCCGATGAGATATTTCTACCTGTCGGAACTTATTCGATAAGCGCAAGCAAAAATATACCTACATTGCAATTTTGGAATAAAGAAACGAAGGCATATTATACGGTTGACGAGGTCGTTTCCGCTTATTCCACCAACACCTATTATCAAGTATACGATGGAAGAGCACTTGGTCGCGTATCCGATGCAGTAACCCAAAGGTATTTCACATTAAAAAAGGAAGCGCTTATAACTCTTAACAGTGGCATCTCGACGGGAACAACTGTTCAGTGTCAGTTAGAGCTTGGTCCAACTGTAACCAATTATGAACCCTATCAAGGACAAACATATACTCCAACTGCAACGGGTGAAGTTACAGGTATAACAAATTTATATCCAACTACAACGCTATTACTAGATAATGCAGGTGTAGTATTTACGAAAGTGTTACAAAGTACACAAGGAAATGAGTTCACAGAAATACTTCCCTCAACAGGAAAGAACGGTATCACAAAAATAAATCAACCTATTATTGATAGTTCTGTTGATGGTAACATTAAGCCTGAAAATATTAAAAAGGGTGTTAAAATTCTTGGCGTTTTAGGCACGTATGAAGGTAATTGATGGGAGGTACTCTAATGTCAGACCAAAATCTAAATGAAAGGGTTTCGTACCTCGAGGCTCAGGACAAAAACATTTTCCATCAGCTGGATGAAATAAAGGAAGATGTACGTGATATCAAGCGCTTGACTGTAGCTGTAGAGCGTATTGCTTTACAAACAAAATCTACAAGCGAGCAAGTAGTTGGTATCAATGAAAGGCTTGATAATTTAGAACAAGCTCCAGCTGAAGAAGCTAAATATTACAAACGTGTAATAATTAGCTGTATTGTAACGGGTGTAATCAGTCTTATACTTGGGGCTGTTTTATCACTAATAATTAAATAAATGGAGGATTATTATGGAAAGAAAAGGTATTGATGTCTCAACATATCAAGGCGATATAGATTGGGACAAAGTTAAGAGAGCAGGTATTGAATTTGCAATACTACGTTGCGGATTTGGCTCTGACTTTACAATTCAGGATGACGACAAGTTCCTGAGAAATATAGCAGAATGTGAACGTGTAGGAATGCCCTATGGTATTTACATTTATAGCTATGCTCTCAATCCTGATATGGCTCATTCAGAAGCCAGGCACGTATTACGAATGGTAGGAAAACATAAGCCCAGCTATCCTATCTATTACGATTTAGAAGATGCTAAAACTACAGGTACGCTTTCTAACGAAGCTATACTCAATATAGCAAAAGCATTTGTCGCTGATATCGAATCAGCAGGCTTCTGGGCTGGTATCTATGCTAATCTTCACTGGCATACTACAAAACTTACCGACAGCTGGTATGACACCAAGGCGCGTTGGGTTGCCCAGTGGGGAACTAATTCCTGTACCTACAATAAGCAGTTCAAACTTTGGCAGTATACTTCAGATGGAAAAGTTGATGGTATCAACGGCAGAGTCGATATGGATATATGTTATGAAGATTATCCAGCGCTTATCAACCCTTCCCCTTCCCCTTCACAGTCTAACACCATCAAGAAAACCAACGAGGAAGTTGCCCAGGAGGTTATACGCGGGAACTGGGGAAATGGTGAAGAGCGTAAGAAAAAGCTAACTGCCGCAGGATATGATTACGCTACAATACAAGGGCTTGTTAATAAGCTCATGGGCAAAAGCTCAAACGCTCAGGCCCCGAAACCCAAAAAGTCCCTGGAAACCATCGCACGCGAAGTAATAAGGGGCAACTATGGCAACGGCGCAGAGCGCACGAAGAGACTGAAAGCTGAGGGTTATGACCCCAAAGCTGTACAGGCCCTTGTAAATAAAATGATGAAGTGAGGTGAAAAGTATGTTCAACAAAAAGTGGTGGAAAGCTGCAGGTATACGTGCCATTAAAACTGTGGCCCAGTCTGCAGTGGCAGCTATAGGAACGTCAGCTCTTATCTCTTCAGTAGACTGGAAGGTCGTTCTTTCAACGGCAGCATTTTCTGGTGTGCTCTCAATACTTAACAGTATCTGTGGTCTGCCCGAAGTAGAAAGAAAGAATTAAAAAAAAAAACAAAAGTCGCAAGCCAAAAGTGGCACAATCTTGTTAGTGCAAAACAAAACAAAAGAAGAGGTAGGAAACCCTACCCCTTCTTTTCTATTGTTTTTATTTACACTGTGACAGGAGGTAATATTGTAGATGTTGTATTGCATCCTTTGTGTGCTCCATAAAGACCTCACTCCCCGGAATATACTCGGAAACCCGTGGCCGCGCTTCTTTCACCTGGGCAACATACTCGGCGGAAGCCTTGCCCGCGAATTTCTTGACCGAAGGCTGTTGCATAACTACTTGAGCTCCTATCTTATAACTTAAGAACTTTATTATACCTATAACCTCTACAGGATAAAAAGAGTTCCAAGCAAGATGCTTTGACATATTAGGATAAAGATTAAAGGATTCAATTACGATGATTGGCTTACGGTTTAATAATTCCCATTCCTTTTTTATATGCTGAAAGATAATATCGAGATGCGCTAACGTATTTTCTTCCATTATAGTTCCGCCTGCACATACCTTCTTACGTTCGGTATCATACCAACACCATCCCGTATGGTTACCAGGGTCAAAACAAATGATATTCACGATACTCACCTCTTTTTACACGACCGGATGTACTTAAAAGTTTTTTGACGTCTTTCATCTTTTGAATATTTACACGTCCTACTTTTTCATCGATTGTATCCACAGCCTCGAGATGCCCTATGAATACAGGTTTCTTTTGTCCTATTCTGTACAAGCGTTTAGCTGCCTGCTTCATCTCTTCAGGACTCCAATCCTTCTCGATAAATAATCCGTAGTTACATACTTCCTGTAATCCGTCAGTACCTGTGCCTATCGAACCTATCGTCGCACACAGTACTCTTACTTCCTTGCCCAAAAACTTCCTCAAATTTTCATTACGTACTTTTGTAGATAACTGTCCTGTAACTAACGTGTTCGATATACCTACTTCATCGAGGTATTTGCACAGGTACGCGCAAGTGGTTGCCCAAGGACTGAAGACGGTTAACCGGATATCTGGAGATGATTGGAGCCAATCGCTTATGAAAGAAAACTTCGGTCCCCAATCCTTTTCGCCTACAATCTTAGGGCAGGTGGCAACTTGTTGACAACGAATCGTCTGTACCATACCATTTAAGATAGGCATATTATCAGGTAGCTCTTCACATACGAGATTACAAATATTCTCATACAGTTTCTTTTGTTTAGGCTCCATATCCACAGAGAACGTTTGTTCGCTGATAGAAAATTTATCAGTAGGCATTACTTCATCGAAAGCGTGATATACGCTTATTCTATTGAGTAAATCTCTTAATACATTTACCTTATCAACATCCGTAGTTAAGCCTAATATCTTACGACCCCAAGGATTATGTTCATCTACTTTACAGAAGTAATCGACAAAGGTCCAATAAGATCTGCCTACCCATCTTGGGTCCAGCCAATGAAGTATTCCATAGAGGTTATCTGGATGATTCTTTATCGGAGTGCCGGTTAATGCCTGCCTGTATCTCGAAGGTAGTTTATCGATGCAGACATGTCTCGCTGTATCCTTATTACAGATTATGTGTGCTTCATCAGCAATAATCATATCCCATCTTCGCTGACAAAGATACTCGCCAAACCTATTCAGTATCGGAATACGTATTTTACCCCGTTTCTCATAGGCTCCTACAAGCTTATCATAATTCGTAACAATAAAGTCTACTTCAGATATTCGAGGTAACTTTTCCTTTTGCTTTGTATCTTCATAAGCAAATACTCTTGCACCTGGGACCCATTTATTTATTGCTCGACACCATTGAGTGATACAGCTTTTCTTTGTAAACACAATACCTGTGCGCAATCCCATTTGTCTAAAACAAGCAAGCGCCTCGATTGTCTTACCTAAACCCATATCACACCTATTCAAGGCCGTACCAAGCGCTGAAAGCTTTTGAACATCGCCCACTTGAAAATCCAGTAAACCGTCTACAGCAATATGGGCAACCGGCTCCGCCGCGTCTGCTATAGGCAGTTTTAAAATAATACGATTAACCAAAGTGTCTTCAAGAGAGATAGAAGGGAATTCACTTTTACGTACATTCCATTTCCACTTCTTAGAATACACTTGTGCTTCTTCCCATGAGTCGAACATTACATAAAGTCTTCCTGTTATAGCGCTGTACTCAGCCTTCATCTGGAACCCACTCCTTCATATTACCCCAACTATATCCTACTTCAGCATCAGCTCTAAAAGGTACTCTATTGTTAGATAAATACTTTTTAGGTACATTACTCATTACTTGCGTACACTCTGTAGCAACTTCATCTATAAGCGCTTTATTATCATCTACTTCAAGTACGATAGAGTCGTGAACCGTAATACATATTTTTACTTTATCCTGATAACCTTTTTCTTTAATCCAATCCTGAATAGTACATAAGCTTATCATAGTACAATCAGACGCTGTGCTTTGTATCGCCATATTCATTGCTTCGTTCTGTACGTGATATCTATTATCGTTTGTGATAATAAATGAACGCATACGACCGAATGCTGTTGTTATATTGATACCTCTGAATGGAGCTCGTTTCTGGTCACTTAGATACTTCTTAACATTGGGCATTGGTGCAAACCAGTTATCAATAAGTTTTTGTGCTTCAGGCATCGAGAGACCAAATGTCTCTGACAGGCTTGCCGCCCCTCGGCCATAAGCTATACCAAAGTTTATAGTCTTTGCCATTACACGTTGTTCCTTATTGAAATCCGGACCAAACATTTGTTCTGCAACTTTATCGTGCAAATCGTGTCCCTGAACATATACATCTGTAAGCCAATCATCATCACTTAAATATGCAAGTACACGCAACTCTGCTTGTGAATAGTCAAGCTGTAGAAGTATCTTTCCTTGAGGTGCAACAAATAAATTCTTAATTGTTTTATCTCTCGGAATGTTTTGCATATTAGGTGCTGAACAACTCAAGCGTCCAGTTTCTGTTCCGTGTAAATTATACGTAGCTCTGACACGTAAGTCTCTACAAAGCTCTTCCTGAATACCTGTTACATACGTATCCAGATACTTGTTTGCTTTACGCAATTCAAATATAGCTTTAATAAATTCCTTACCTACGCTATCTTCTTGATGCTCTACTTCAGCGGCTAACTCTTCAAGTACATCTTTGCCTGTACTCTCAATACGTCTGCCCATAATCTTTTCGAGCATCCACTTTAATTGCTTTGGTGATTTTATACTGAATGCTTTCGGTACAGACCTTGCGCCGCTCTCTTTTGTGTAACGAATCGGATCCCATAATAAGGCAGCTGTCTTATCGACTTCAGCTTGTGCGTCTTCAATTCTCTCTTCCAGAGAATCACGCAACTCGCTTAAATAATTTACATCGAGCTTTATTCCGTTCAATTCAAGCTCTCTATAAGCGTTTGAAGCTTTAATCAATAGTTTATATATCTGTTTAGATTCTACGCGCATTAGACGCGAAAATAAATGATATAAACGCAAGGTAGAGATACAATCCATATGAAGATAAGGAACTAATACTGGGAGCGGAATAAGGTCATAAGTAAAGTCAGCCAACTTAATCTTATGTTCTCTACACCAGGTTTTCTTATACTCGTCAAGCTTGTCATCCCATTTAGGCGCTTGCAGATACAAAGAACCTAAATCTTTAAGTCCGTGTGTACCTCTACGTTCGTTGATACCTACATAATGCATTAGCATTGTATCTTCATCAACTCGCGCATCCATATTCATTAAATATTTTAAACGCCCTGTATCGAACTTACCATTGTGCCATATAAAATGTATATCTTTATTTGCAAAGAAGTCCTGAAATGCTTGCCACATTTCCTTATACATATCTTCAGAAAGTGCTTGAGCACTTACACAAAACGTACTACTATATTCGTACTGCATATCTGCAGACATCCAGCCGATACCTATTAACAATACGTGATTGTCTTCCCAATGTATCTTACGAGTTTCTATATCGACTGAAACATAAGGACTTACTTTTCCGTCAGCTACCCCTTCTTCAATCTTTTGTAAAGTATGTTGTGAATCCCAATCCCATACATAAAAAGATTGATGGCGTTCTGGATACTCTTTTAAAAAGTTCCAATCATACTTGAATGCATTGAAATCAGTATCAGTCATATTTCCAAAAGCACGACAGGCTTCTGTAAAAGAATCTATCATACCAAGGTTTGCCCTTAAGACGTCATTACGGGGCACATATAAAATGTGCTCCCGTAAGTCAACGTGAAAATACTTATCCTTGATACTTGTTTCAACTACCTTCCTATCCTTTGGCATATTAGGACATATAGCTTGAACAAGTTTATCAATCACTTAAATTCCCTCCTCAATTATTTGTCTTAAAGTACTTAACTGCAAAGCATCCAGTTCCTTTTCCAGCGAGTACTTCTCGCCGAAGGTTGCCCAGCTTGATATTGGCGGAACGCCTCTTTTAAGGTTCTCTACAACCAAATTAGTGTCGCAAGACCTTACGACTTCTGCGACTTTCTGAAGCTCTAATGGACTCCAAGATATACCGAGCATATGTATTTTCTTTCGACTGTGCTTGAACTCTGGCTCTTCCGAAAGGGCTTTAGCAAACTCGGTGCGCATTAAAGCCGCTGTACGAAAGCTACCTACTATCTGCGTCCCACTATCTCCGAGACAAACGGCTTCACGCATAAACTTCTTAGGTATTCCGATTACATCTACTGTATTGAAACCTGCAAACATCTTTGCGCAAGCCATATATTCATCCCAATCGCTTCCCTGACATACTGCCATATAATGATAATCTAACTGCTGTCCTGTTTTGTAAATGTAATCGAGTGCATCAGTCGTTGCATCTATCGTCGCGTGCATATCGCCCATTACATCGGGAAGAATTATTTCATCGGCCTTTATACGGTCAGCCATCATAAATACATCTTCAATTTGGCCGCTGGCTCCTAATTCATAACAACCATTGTCCAAAATCTTATAGCTATTTTTAGCTTTAATAATATTTAAAATAGCTTCGCCGTTCTCCCCCTGGGCAACCTTCTGCAGCTCCTGCAAGAGATACATCTCGTACGGCTGCTTAACATTTATTGCCTGTGTAACCGGTAAAATGTGAATTAGATTCATTTTTTTTATTCTCCTCATTCTTAATATATCGGTCGAGATAATAACGTGCCTTTTTTAAGTCCTCAAGACGCTTTGAAGGGTCTTTATGTCCTGCACGAGCTACGTACTTAATTACGTTGCCCAGATGAAAACCTAAATCCCAGGCTTCGATAGCCTTAATAGGCTCTACAGCTGAGAAGTTATAATGTTCTGGCTTGTTAATATTATCTGGCATATCCTTCACACCCCTTATCACATATTCTTGCTTCTGTGTTTAAGCAAGTATCGTAGCCACCAGGTTCGCTTGGCTGCCTATGACTACAGCCTATGCAAGTCCCTTCAGGCTTGCGAAACTTAAATCGAGTTAAAAGCTTCTGATAATTGTACTGTAACATATCTCTTAAGTCAATATTAAGAGTACAACATAAAGCTGTAAGATACCACATAACATCTCCCAGCTCTGCTACCATAGGTTCGGTAGGAGTTTTACCTTCGTATAATTCCTTCTTGACTATTTCTGTTACCTCACCTATCTCGCCATTCAGCCCTAGTACGAAATGTACCAGGGCGTTCTGACGAGATGTATGTTTGTGAGGACTATCGAGCGTTTCTTTTACCCAGTGCTGATATTCCTTTATATCCATACATCAAACGTTCCCTTCATATTTATTTTAATTCTAATAATATGTAAGCTCTTTCTTCCAAAGTTCTATCTGTTTCAAATCTACCTGTAGTAGTAGAAGTTCTAGTAACTGAATTAACTTTTTTAATTCCTCTTGTTGTCATACAAGCGTGTTTACCTTCTATAACAACCATTACATCTTCGCTACCAGTTGCTATGCTGATACATTCTGCTATATCCATTCCAATCTTCTCCTGTAATTGCAATCTTTTAGCACACATATCTGCTATTCTAGCAATTTTACTTAAACCTAAAACTTTTCCATCCTTTGGTAAATAGGCTACGCTTACTTTCATATCATACATCAATGCTATATGATGCTCACAAAAGCTAAATACATCGACATTGGACATTGTAACTAAATCGTTTGACCCAATTTCGAATTCTTTCTTAAACATTTCACCAATTTCTTGGTTGGTATATTTCATACCTTCTAGTACTTCGTTCATCATCTTGGCAAATCTTTTTGGAGTTTCAACCAAACCTGGTCTAGTAATATCATCTCCAACTGCTTCAATGATTAACTTTGCCGCTTGTTCTAATTTGACATTATCCATATTGTTTCCTCCTATACTCCTTGTTTATTTCCCCATACTAATGTATGTACTTGTGGCATTACATATACCTTATCCATATTACTGCTGATTACCTTGTCAATTAACTTTTTGTAATCGGCTAATACTCTACCAGATATATCACCACTCTCTGTTGTATTTGTATTACCTACACTTAAATACAACTTTATATCTAAACTGAGTATTGAACCTTTTACTAATTCAAACCATCTCTCGGCGAACTTAAAGTCCTCATTAGTGAAAACTGGAATTTTAATTGCTACCTTTGGTCTTTTATATTCCGGTAACATAACTATTCTTTTTAATAAGTCCTGCACACTCTCCATAACATCTGGTTGTCCACTGGATGGCGCCTTTGGACTAATTACTATAGTATCTATTTCCAATAACCAATCTGGTAACTTACTTCCTTGTGTTTCCACACCGAAAGTAATATTGTATTTTCTTAATTCTTTTATGACTGGTCCGAAATCATATAAACAAGGATTTCCACCGGTTAGAATTATATGACTTGTATGGGTTTCTCGGCATCGTTTGTCTAACTCTGCCGCAAGTTGTGATGGATTTTGAAATCTTGTTGTCTTTGCATCAACTTTCCACGCAAACTTGCTATCACACCAACTACATTTAAAATCACAACCGGCCACTCTTACGAATATCGATTTTAAACCAGTATTTGGACCTTCACCTTGAATGGTTGGTCCAAATATTTCTGCTACTGGTATCATTAGAAAACCTCCTCAACATATGTTGCTATATTACCTTCAGATTCCTGAACTTCTACTTTATAGCAGGTTGGTATCTGTTCACAAATCCACTTAGCAATATTTTCTGCTGTAGGATTGATTCCTCTTAGTTCTGGCACTTCATTAAGATATTGATGGTCAAGTTTATCATGGATTTCTTTTTTAATTAAAGTAAAATCCTCAACCATTCCATTTCTATTTAATTCTTTTGCCTTACAATGAACTGTTATAATCCAATTATGTCCGTGTAGGTTTAGACACTTACTTTCATAATCTAAATTAAGTCTGTGTGCCCCAGCAATTTCCATCCTTTTACTTACGTAATACATATTTTATACCTCCTAAGACAAGGCAGGATCCTCTACACCGTTAAGCGCAAATGCTTTAGCTCTGTCAATACAAGTTCCGCATTTACCGCATGGCTTATCCCCGCCTTCATAGCAAGACCAAGTGAGTTTATAAGGGACATGAATTTCCAAACCTGTATGAACTACTTCTGCCTTGTTCTTTTTTATTAAAGGTGTACACACCACAACGTGCTTATCGGTGCCTTCATAGATTGCTTTACTCATTGCCAGAGAAAAAGCAATAGAACAATCTGGATAAGCATTACCCGCAGCATCGTCAGCATGTGCACCTAAATATATATAAGTAATACCGTCAGAGTTCATAGACATTGCTATTGAAGCAATCATAGATAACATAAGTCCATTGCGAAATGGTACATATGAATCTACAATTCCTGTATCAGACTCTTTAATTTGCTCTTCGTATGACTCGTGTTTAATCTCATTGGCACTGCCCTCGAGTAAAGAACACGAGCTACCTTTGAACAAATCTAATGAACAAATATCTATAACCCGGTGGGCCACTTGATAATACTGGGCAACCTTCTCGGCGCAGTCGAGTTCTTTGCTGTGCTTTTGCCCATATTTGAATGATATAGTAGTTACGTTTTCTGCTCCAAAACGATTAACTGCTAAACCAACACATGTAGTAGAATCTACTCCTCCACTACTTAAAACAATTGCTTTCTGATTTCTCATTAGTTACGCTCCTTTAAATATTCAAGCATGGCCGGAGATGCTCTAAAACAGCTACTGCTTACACCTACCACGGCACCTGCTTGTATAAGTTTCTTGTAGATGTCCTGCATTAAGTATCTATCAATATCAAGCATTTCACGTGTGAGCTTTATGCTTACAACTCCTGCACGTAATACTACTCCTAATTCAGGATACTTAGTTATGATTTCCTCTACAATATCTGTTTTTAGTTCTATCATCACAAAGTCACCTCCATTTGCTTTGCTATGTCGATTAACATTTTATCGGGCACATATGCACCTGAACCTGATAAGCGTACTAATCCTCTCTTTAGCAACTCAGATATTATTTTAGATGCTTCAAGAGAATCAATACCTAATACTTCTCGAACTTGTGCACCTCTAAACATATTAGATGACAACAAAATCTTAAGTGCAGGATTCTGTGCACACAACGTCCGAATAAATGCGTTATTTTCAGTCTTTCGTCTTTGCGCTTTTTTATACTCCTGAATGTATCCCTTATAGTCCATAGTAGGCTTATCATAAGTCCACTGTAACATTTCAGTTGCCCACTCAGTATGTTTCGGTTCAACGATTAACTGATTATTTTTAATGCTTCCACACAGAACTGCGATGGCACAACTAATTCGTAATACCTTTTCGTGTACTGCAACACCTACGACTAACGGTCCACCACCATAAGATTCATCCAATATCTCACATTGTTTATTGATTGCGTCCTTTGTGGCTTGACTAATTATTATATCCTCTGCTGGAACATTCCAAGCAAAGTTAATTAGTGTTTTCCATTTTTCTTTAGGCACTTTAGATACACTATCGATACCATTTAATTTAGTTACGTCTTCGCGTGCCGCGGTTAATACCAAATCGTATCTGGCCTGGTCTTCAACTACAGGAATATATTCTTGAAATGCTCCATATCCTTTCCAATAAAAATCCTCTATGTTTCGTCCAGACCGAGGATTGCTTAACCAGATAAGACGTGTACGAGCTTTAGCTTCTCCTTTGGCTATCTTATTTATTGTAATGGCTCCGCTGGAACGTGTTGCGGACAACTCTTTAACGTCTTCCACTTCAAGTCCCGATGCTTCATCTATTACTAATAAACCTTTATCGTTCATAGGTATTGCACCCCAGGTAATTACCCAGCTATCTCCTAAACGTTGAACGCCTCCTATAACGCCTGTACGTCTAGCGTTCTCACCATTTATGTAAGCTCCCTTGCTCAATGTCTTTACAAACCTTTGAGCCATTTGAGATTTACCTGTACGTGTATCACCTATACACATTGTGTCAAGCCAACCTTTAAGCTTTCCACCCTTCCATTCTATCTCTGTTACGCTTAAGTATGTTAGAGCAATTGCTGCGAATAAATCAGGACGTCCTTCAATACCTAAATCAGATAACCATAGTTTATAATGCTCCGCAATAAAATCGCGGAAACTGGTTGCCCCTGATGCTATAGCGGAAAAATATCCTATATCAATATTTGTACTCTTATCGAGTCCGTCTGTTACAGGGGTAGCTTCTCTTATTACATAATAGTTCATCTGACTTCGTGGGTCAGTAACTCTGCAAGCTTCGAAATTATATCTGGTCGTGGGCAATAATCGTCCCTCTTCATAAAGATATATCCCATATCTATGTTCAAAGGTCGATTCCTCAAGGCCATCTACAAATGAAGCGGTTTCCTGAAATAGTAATTGTTGAACGTTCGTATACTCTGCAGGCTCGGATATAATTGATTTGCACCCAAAGAGCTTTCTCAAATAAGTATCTTGAGCCATATCAGATGAAGAAACAAACTGTAATAACTGTCTCGGGTCTACGTCTACAATGGCATTATCATTTCCCATTCCTAATGCACAAGGCTTTGTACAATGCATATCTCTACACACTGCTTTAAGTTTCTTAGGCACTGTAAAGGTTTTAGGGTCCGTACCTACTACAGACATATTCTCAAGACGTACCCACGAATTTAAGTTCTCTACGTACTCAGATTTGCCCAATGATACATTTGTTACACAAGCGTCATCTGAATGCTTATTCACATCAAGACCTTTAACTTGCACTTCATACTGTTTAACATCCGTATCACGGCTACTCATAAAGTATTCCGTAAAGTCCTTTGCCGGCAATACAATCTGATGAACTTCTTTTGCTACTGTGCGTAACAATTGAATGTACTGTTTTGTCGTACGTGTACCTGCTGCATCCGTATCCAACATAAGATACACAATCTTATCTGCGAACAAATAAATCTCTTGTGTTGGAATATTACTTCCTGCAGTATTCGTAACAGCGTTAAGACCCTGAGAGCGAGCCACGAGACAATCCTTTTCACCTTCGACAATAAATATTTCATTATACTTATCATCGAATGCTTCATATGGATAATATCTCTTACTACCTAATCCTCTTGTTTGAATCATCTTAGGCGTATTGGCACTTGCGCCTGAACGCTCTTGCGTAGGTAAGTACTTACGTAAGTTTACCCATCGTCCTGTTTTACCTTTTATAGGAAATATAATTCGTAAGTCGTTATATCCTAATTGGAAATGTTCAATCACTTCATCAGTGATACCGAACTCGTGAAGATGGTCAAGATACCTCGGCATCTTCTTTAATTGCTCTTGATACTTTTCAACTTGCTCCTCTGTTGGAAAAGGAAACTTGTCTGTATCCTGGAATAAACTATAAGCGTATTCTGCAATCTTCTTTTCAACATCGTAGTATTCTTCGATGAATTGTACAGGTGTTCCACCCTTCTGACAGGCGTGACAATACCATTCATCTGTCTCCGAGTTTACTGTGAAGGAAGCATCTGTATCATTATGAAAAGGACATATTGCATACTGTTGAGAACCACTGCTTTTAGAAGCATCAAATTTTACAAAATGTTCATAAAACACTATGCGTACCTCCAGTAAGATTATAAATGGACGCAGCTAACGTCCTTCTATTAACTGCGTCCTGACTCCCGCGGTGGGGCAACCTTATGCCGCAAAAACTTTTTTAATACGGTTGGTAGGCTCGCCCTGGTAATCTTCCTGGATAACTTTTGCTTTAACGAACTGACCTTCGAGCTCCGACGGCTCTATGTTTACTGTTTCAGAGGTATCGATGCCGAGGCTATCGAGGAGCTCTTTAAGCTTCCACAAGCAGTTCTCCTGTAGAACGTAATTCTCGAATATGCCGGTTTTCTTTTCTATTTCCTCGAACAGAACGATGAGCATCGGTTTGCCGGTTGACGATGTTTTCTCTTCAACCTTTTTAATAAGCATTGTGTACATGCCTTCCTCAAGCACTTCTCTTGACGGTACAGAACTGAAATCTAAATTCATAATAATGACTCCTTCGTTTTTTTTTTTATTTATTCAAAGAACCTAATAACGGAATAACTCTATATGACTTCTAAAGCCTCTTATTCTCTGTGTCTCTTTTTTCTTTCAGACACTCTACTGTCAATCGACAAATGCTTTGAGTCATATACCTGTATTCAATTATATAGCTTCACCGAATATATCTTTAGCGGTAGGATTTACATAATCCTTACCTTCGCCGATTCTGGTCTTTGCAGGCCAGCGACCTTTGCTTCTTGTAGTCGCACAATACTTACCTGATATGTCTGTAGATGTATGAACAACTATATCGAAATATGCAGGCATTTCCTGTACAAGCTTTCCGTGAATAGCTGGGCCTCCGTATATAAGCCCCGAAACTTCGTCCTTGTCAATCTTCTCTTGCATTGTGAATATCATATTCACTTTGCAATCGCGCATCTGCTCGACACATAACTTATTGAGGTCTGTAAGCATCCCCCAATGCTGTATCTCGATGTTCTTTCTGAAGTTAAGTCCACTGCCTAATCTGTCAGCGTTCTTACGAACTTCCTGCATCATAGACCATTGAATCTCAGACCAAGTATCCCAAACAATCCAATCGAAAGGTTCCTTAATCTCAATCCCAAACTTTTGTGACCATAACTTCGGGTCATTAGAACACACAAGCTTATACGCTTCATTTAAGTCTTTAAAGTCATCAAAGCTTACAACCGTAACACTATCAAGAACTCCGTTCTGTAAGTCCTTTGCAAACTTTAATGTCTTAATGCCCTTATCAATATCGATAATAAGCACTCGACCTAATGCTCCAAGCGTACCCATTAAGTGCGTCTTGCCTGTACCTGAGGCACCATACACTAATGCAAACGTGTGAAGGTTGACTTTATTCTTTAAGTCAATTACTTGCAACTATTTTCACCTCGATTCTTCTTTATTATTATAATACTTTTTTTTCTAAAAAGCAAGAGTACTAAAACAAAAAGTTTAAGTTTTTTCTTTTACTCCTTATTCCCCTATGTCGTTATTCTGCTCTTGCTTCTCGTCGAGATGGTCCACTTTGCGTATCTCAAACTCTTCAGAGAACTCGTCAAGAACATCATCGCGTTCAGGGATTGCATACGCATACTCTTCGCAGAGTGTTTTGTAATTACACATTACACATTTCATCTGCCCCGGATCAGGCAATGCCACATCCTCTTCAACTGCCTCACGAATCTGCATACAAGAGGTAAAGAATCCTTTAAGAAAGGAATCAAGGTCCGTAGAACTGTATACGCAGGTCGTTCTCTTATGGTCAAAGGACCGCTGTATTTTTCTTACTTCATTGAGGAATATTCCTCCCAGCTGGTAGGTTGCCCCTCCTCTCTTATCTGCTGGAAGCTCGTTTAGATGCTTTACATACTCGGCGAGAGCTATTGTGTATAAGCGAGGTTGCTCGTCCAGAGCTGTGTAAATTGAATCTCTGAATCTTGCACACGACTTATGCTCGAAGCCCCAGACCTCATACACGTTCTCTTTACCGGGAACTTCCTTGAGACAAATCATATCGATTGAACCACACAGTACAATCCCGTGAGATATAAAAGGTGCAATGGTCAATTCGAAATGATGCTCTATATCTTTTACGATATATTCTTCCATATCCTGGGGCAACACTTCAGCGGCGTAGCCGCATATCATTGATGTCATTGTTCTCTGCTCTGCAGGGTCGCCAAGCTCTCTGTTAATGTAATCACATATCTTCTGAAGGTCTTCACCCATATAGAGACGTGCGAGACAGTCGTGGAACAAGGTTCCGAAATACAAAGGCGCTGAAGGTATTTTACTTTTCAGATTCCACTTATTCCGTGAACTGAACGCCCAACCTCTTTTACAATTTCTGAAAGACTTTACTTCCGATACATCTACTCTCATTCGTCAATCTCCTTTATTATTTAATAGAATATATACTTGTCAACTTGAATTAAACTCTGTGTGTCTTCGTCTCCGTCTCCGTCTGCTGTCTCACCATCTACTCTCATACCAGTCAGTCGATAAGGTACAAGACATACACCTAAATCAAAGACTCGATGAACGGCATCTTGAGCGTTTGCAATGGCCTGCGGCCTTAGGTTGCCCAGCTCGCTTTCGCCGTGTGCGCTGAATTTAAGGGTCTCAATGGCTTGCGGAACCGATAAACCCCTTGTTTCCACGCTATCGCGAATAAGCTGGGCAACTCCTATCTGCACCATTATGGGTTCTCCATAAACTTCTTTAAGGATTACTCTGGTTATCAGACTGCGTTCAGAGCTTGTAAGCCCCAGCGCATAAGGTACTTCCTCAACCGCATTCAAGTCTCTTATTAATTGGTGTTCCTGCTCCTGCGCTTTATTATGGACTGTAGTTTCATCTGTCGTTGATTCTCTTGAGGAGCTACACCCACACATACAACAGAGACACAGAAGAAGACAAGTAATCTTACTTGCGGTTCGAATCATTAGGGCCTCCCTTAATGATAAGTGCTATAAGGACAACTGTCAGACAAACAGTTAACAATGTAATCGTATACAGGATAGGATGGTTAGTCAAAAACATCTGAGAGAACACCTCCTGTAATATCTATTCTGATATCATTTTTAACTCTGTATACTTTTACGTTACCCTTCTGAAGCTTATCAGCAGCCCCTTTCTGTATGACTTTAAGGGCCTCCTGTATCCAGTCATAAGTAAGCTTGTTCATTTATACATCACTCCTTATTATGAAAGCTTTTTATTTTTAACTGATTTTTTAGACCCGCTGGTTAGGCGGGTCTCCGTTTTATTTTAGGCTTGCGGTGAATTCCGTGAAGAGGGCGGACAAATTATTCAGCGGAGGTTTCCTTTAATTCTGCTTCTGCTTCAGCCGCGGCCTCAGCCTCAGCCTTACGAGCTTCGAGAACTTCATCGAAACGGAACGGCGATATCATACTGGTGTTGAGAGTCCAGTTAGCCATTACCTTATACTCGGTGGGATAATTCTCAGGAGCGATAACAACGTGTGTATCGCTTACGAGGATTACAACGTATACATTCTCCTTATCCTTCTTCAGAAGAATACGCTTACCCTCTTCGAGGTCCCATTTACGCTTCGGCATCAAGCCACCGGAATACTTAACGTACTTCTCGCCGTCGGGAATGCGTCTTGCTGTTCTGCGGTCCTGCGATGCATACTCTTTATCCTTCTCGATAGCCGCATCTACAAACGCGGCCATATCCATATCATCTGTAAGGCGCTTTGTAACGAACTTCTCGATAGCATCCATATTGAATACACGAGCGTCGTATATTTCGCCCTCTTTCGGAGTCTTCGCAACAGCATATATACGTTGCGGATTCATTCCGAATACAGCTGCCATAGACCTGAGCGTAGGCATCTGCTCAATCTTTCCTGCGGCTATAGCATCGTCGATAGCCTTCACCAATAAATTTTCTCTTTCTTTTACTGCTTCTGTTGACATAGTAATGTCCTCCTTTAATTTTTTATTTGTTTGCAGTTTTAGTTTTGAAAGCAAGCTCTCTTTACTTTCTAATATTATTATACGCTTATTTTTTTGAAAAAGCAACAGGTTTGTTAAGGAATTTTCTGCTTCGTATCACACTCCCTGTTTTTGACTCTTGTTGCTTCTGCCTGCTACTTAATCAAGCCACGCTGTATGAAGCTATAATACAGAGCGCATACTTGTTTGTCAGACATCTGGGCAACCTTACGCTTCCAACCTTTTGCATTAGGTCCATAGACCCTTGACACAACAAACCTCATATCACCATTACTCATTTTGTACACCTCCTCTTCAATGAAATTTCTGATACCCTGCATAGCCAATATCTTACCTGCACACATACTTTCAAAGCCTACATCTCTATGGCCTTTCTCGATACGCTCATTTATAGCATCTCGATTACTTTGAATGGCAGATGCAATCTCGGCTATAATTTTGGTAGCGAAGTTTTCTATGGCCTTCTGTGAATAAGATTTAGTATCCTCCTCTTCCTTATCTTTTAAGATATTGTTAATACAATCACCCAGGCTACGTAAAGTATCTTGTGTTGACACGACAAGTTCATAGTTCTTTAGTCTCTCAATTTCTGCCTTTTGACGATTGACAAGGTCAAGAGCATTTTTAGCAATTGACGCCTTTTCACAATCAGCATACAAAGGACATTTGTTACATTGATAATTTTCACTATCAGCACAGCATTCCAGAGTCTTTATAATTTCCTCGTCAGTCATTAGGTATCCCTCCAATCCAAAGCCTGTCCGCAAATTGAACAGAATGGTAACTTCCAATTAGTTCCACACCACCCATTTACGTGTACTGTTCCGCACACAGGACATTTATAAGAAACCCTATATTTTGTTTCCTCGATATTTAAAGGCTTTTTAGGTATCTGCTTTTCAATGGCAGAGATAGCTATATCTAAACTTTTGCCGCCAATAACAGGCTGTATGTTTTCACGAATGTCAATTATCGCTACTTCTTTTGTCATACTTATTCACCTACTTCTACGCCGGCTACAAACCTACCACAGCAGGGACATTTAGCTAACTGTCTCTGATTAACATAATCGCCATTTGCATTACGTGACTGCTCTGAAACTACATCATATCCATCTGCCTCAAATATGCATTCGCATTTAGGACAAGTGAATCGATAGGTGAATTTCTTTAAGTTACCCTGTTTAATTATTTTTACTGACATTTGTATTTACCCCTTTCTGACAAAAGAATGTTCCGGAATCATAAATTGTAATTCCTAATAATCTACAATGATGTTCCTTCTTGTTATAGAAGTCGCAATTACAACACGGCGGATAAAGGTTGCCCATTGATGCGATAGCTGAAAAGATGGCTTTGCTGGTATTATTGAGGGGCTGGGCCCTAATGGTTTCAAGGACTTTAGTTTTATCCAGGAGAGTTGGCATTAGTTTTTCCTCCTTCTCTTACGTAAGTTCATTGACCTTTTAACTGATGTATCCTGTAAAGCTCTCTCAACGGCTTCGTGCTTAGCACGTTCCATTTTCAATGCCTCATTGGATTCAGCCCAGTATATGTATTCCGGACAAGTGGTATGGCAGTACAAGATTCTTTTCGTACACCCTTTACAGGGACACTGTTGAGGACTACTCATTCTGAAATACCTATTACCTTTCCGCCGATAATTCCCTCAGGGTCATCAGAGGGGTCTGTAACCTTTTTAGGAAGACCATTGTTCCCTTGACCCTTGAAGTACATTATGACTGTCTCGCTCTCGTCACAAATGACTGCAAGCTTCTTACCTGTTGTATGCTGAAGTGCATAGAGCTCCAGAACTGCTTTACCTGATTTACTCTCAATGACCTTCAAGCATTTATTCCTTGCTGAAAACATTGCTAAATAGTACATTACTTCTTATCCCTCCTGTGTGTTCTGTTTTCCTTAAAAGTTTCTTTTACACGTTTTACAACCATTGGATAATGATACAGAAGATATTTATTGTTCATATCACGGCTGATTGTAGATTGATTAACCTTGAACTCTTTCGCACATTCTCTTGTAGTACAATGTGTAATGACAATATGCATTGCCTCTTTGTATCTACGGTCAGATACCTTAGGATTAAGGCTACGGCTACAGTTGAGACGGGACGTCATCTTTCATCATTCCTTCCTTCTGTAATTCTTTTCTGTTAACAACTGCATAGAACTCTGTACCGCAGTACATAAAGCTTACTATATAGGTATCAGAATGCTCACTCATTATCTCGTACGAGAGACAAGGCTTAACCTCTTTCACCAAACGAAGGAAATCAATCGAACCACACTGCTGTTTCGGATACGGGTCATCTACATATGCCGCATCACCTGCACAGAAAAGATGTTTACATTCGTCATAAAGCCCCTCACTATGCAATGTATGTCTTGTGGCTGCCCGTGATGCTTTTAATGTTTCTGACCTTGTAGTCAGAAGAGAGATATATCTCTGACGTATTGATTTAAAATCCGGTGATTGACCTGTGCTCATTTTATATACTCCTTTTTTGTAATATAGCCTGCCGCCTCAAGATAGAGAAGACATAATGTTGTACGTACTTTGTACATATCCCAATCAAATCCTGTAAGAGATGGAAACCTACACATACCTTTAAGCTGGTAATTGAGAAGCCTCTGATAGCGTTCTTCATTACCTGTAAGGTTTGAGTGTGTATCCTTTTGAATAAGGTCGCCTAAGAATTTTTGAAAGTCCGGATTATCCAGCGCTGCACGCCGGAGAGTTGCCCAGCGGGATTCCTGCCCGGGCTGATTCTCGGGTGTTTCTGAAATATCAGGCTCCTCATTGAGTTTGAGTTTAAGGTCAGGCCTAAGCTCACCAGCTGAATCCAGCGCCGGGAGTACTTCTGGGAAATAGAATCTGGACCAATCATTTGCCATTATTGCTGTTGTTATCATTTAATAAATGTTTACCTCCTTTAGAATGCCCATAGAACTGGAGTGCATAACGGTATGACTTCAATTCCCTTTTGAGCTTTGTGATGTAGCGTGATGCCCCAAAGAGTTTGGCTGTACAATACGCTGCCCATACGAATGTTATTGTCCATATTAGGGCTACGATAATTGCTAACCAAGTATCCAAGAATATGCAGGTTAGCATTAGTTAGCCTCTCCTTCCTTTTTCTTACGTAATGCCTCGAGAACTCGTTTATCTATTAAGGTCCCGTCAGGCGTCTGTTCATACACATCACACCAGGACTCCCCTGCGAGACAAGTATGTAATGCGAGCTTAAGGGCTGTGTTCAGTAGACTTAGGGCCTCGGTGTTATTTCCATTGGAGAGGCTAATTGCCAATGCGTGCAAGACCATTACTCGGTCACTTTCATCAAGCGTTGCTTTCAATTGAATCGCGATACTTCCTTCATAAGGTTTACCCGTACCCGTATTAGGATTCATTCCTCCCTTAGGCTGAACCTCGATTATGATTTTGCCCTGCGATTGAGTCTGTGTTTTGTTGTTGTTATCCATTGTGCTGTTTCCTTTCTGTTTTTAATTTAATTTTTCTACAATGTCATTCGGATTGCTGTAACAGGTGAACTGCGGGTAAGGACACTGGTTTGTTTGAGGATTGTTGCCCAGCTTTTCTGCGCGGCAGTCCTTAGGAGCCCCTTGTGATTGTGCTTCATCAGAGAGATAATGCCAGATGAGTTTCTGCGGATAGTACGTGTGGGGAGTGGGGGAGTCGATATGAACTTCATCAATACGTACTGTGACCCAATTACCATAATCTCCGTACTCGAATTTGATAATGTCGCCGGGTTTGATTTCTGCTGATTTGATTTTTCCCATTGGTGTGTATGTCCTCCTTTGTGTTGTTTTTATTTTTTTGAGAGAATCGAGTTGATTTCGTGCAAGATTGCATTTATTAGCAGGTGAATGAGTGTAAACATTGTCCCTTTGCCTCCTTTTGATAGTGATTCATTGACCCAATTCGTATGTTAAGGTTTCTCTGGTACGCACACTTTTTAATCTATAGATACCGGTACTGAATTTTTTTAACTTAGTTATTAACTAATATAACATACTAATTAGTAGTATCAATTACTAACCAAGTAATCTCACTATATATATATATAGACTGATTTTTGTGTGTGTGCATAAAAAGGTTTCTTTTTTTAAAGAGATACAAGAAGTAGATGGCTTATTCATCTACTTCTGTCTCGGTTGTGTCGGTAGGGGTAACTTTACGAGGGGTCTGATGCAAGAATGTGCTGATACTCATTGTGCGCAGGTCATCATTTGACTGCAGGCATATGGACGTTGCAGTCAAGAGAGCGACTGTCCATTCGCGTTCGTTCCCTCTTATCGTGTACTTGTCTCCTTGCTTCAAGTCGTGCTCCTTGAGCGCTGCCCTAATAGCTACGCCCCCCAGCTGGGCAACGTCTATCGCGTTTACATCGATTTCGTGTCTTTCGAGTACGGCGGCCAGAGCCTGGTAATTGATTGCGGCCGGATCATACGGGATACCTTCGATAGGCTTACGGCTTGCCTTTAAAAGCATCTGGTAAGAGACGTCTGTGGCCAATGAGAGTTTGCGAAGGCTAATACCTTCGACTGTCTCAAACCAATTCTTAAGAACGTCTGCCGCGCTGGGCAACCCCTGTACCGCGGTCTCTGTGGTGATTGCGTTTGTGTTTTCTTTTTTAGACATAATGTCTCCTTTCATCTGAGGGCTTTGTAGTTTAACCCACGAACTTGATTATTTGCGCGCGTGGCGCTGGGATAGGGCTTTTCCCTGGATACCCTTCAGAACCAGTCACTGCTCTCACCAGTGATTCGACTCAAGCCTATCATTCGTCCTTGCCCAGGAGTTCCGCTCGACAGTATTTCTGATTTACCGTTCACGACGGTTTTACAGTTATATACATAGGCCCCTTTACTTGTCAGTCGTTGCTATGCAGTTTTCAATGTACGGTATGGGATAAGACTTTTATACAGCTATCTTTCAGAACTGTGTGTTTTTCTTTATCTTACATATATTATTATAACAGATAAGTATGAATAAAGTTCGTTGATTTTTTGAATAATTTATGAATTATTTTTACGGCGGTGGCTGAGGGTTTAACCGTTTGATTGATTAAACCCCCGGCGCTGTTTTATATCATCCAAGCTTCGGCGGCGTTATGCCGTGTGATTCAAGTATTTCGTTGTATGCGCGCTGTACGCTTCGCAGTATCGCTTCGACAGTTATTTCGCTGTCGCTGTCTTCGATGTACACAGTTTTCGATAGCTCTTCGCTGCTGCACGCTTCAAGCAGTGATACAGTGTTGTACAGTTCAGTCGCTGCGTTCGAATTATTAAATTGTTCAGTTGTCATAGTATTATATCCTTTCGATTGTTTATTAATAATTTTTTTTTTAT